CTCTATTCTTTCATTGACTGGATTGGTTTTAACCTTGTTAAGGATATAAACCAAATTTGCCTGTTTTGCTATTTGTCTCTCAATGCTTTTCATTTTGTAAACTCCCGTTTGATTAATTAACGCTGATAATAATAGGCATTAATGATTACTTTTACAATACCCACTCACCGCAATAAATGACCCTTTCAACGTATGAGCCTATTAGTCTAAATTAACCACCATTAATAGGGACAATGCGCCCTCAATTATTTGCCTTAATTTGTCCCTTTTCTCTGTAGCCCAGTGATAGCAAGGGTTTCAGCCGGTATACTGTATATTTAATCAGTATTTTTGCCCTTTTTTCGCCCTAAAATCGCTCCACAATCTATCCATGGGATAGCCATGGGATAGCCTTTACTTGCTCAAAGAAATATCCATGGGATAGCCTTAGCTATAAGTGGTTACAAAAATATGCGTGGGATAGTAAATACCTGGAGAAATATCTATGGGATAGCCCTGGATGCGCTCACCAAAATAGCTGTGGGATAGTAAATACTAGGCAAATATCCGTGGGATAGCCTTAGAAGCCAGTCGGGTGTCTGTACTTAGATTTCTTTAGTCGGAAGTTCATTGCTTCATAGAACACATCATTCCAGATGCGATTGAAGATTCGCTTTGATCTTTGTGGTGCAGGGAAGATTGCTTCTTGATGTCTTTCTTTTCTGTCTAGCTTTATAACTAAAGATGGTGCTTTCTTCTTATATCTTCTATATAAACCATAGGGTCTGTTACCAGGTTTACCTACAAAATATAAATGACTTTGCCCTTTCTTTCTCTTTAGGCTGCCACGGGGAATGTTTCCGTACTTATTCACCTTTTGATTGACTGGCTCGATTAATACGTTTGCCGTGTCGTGTGGCTTTACCTTTCCACCAAAAGTAATTGTCCCAAGGTAGTGTCTGTCTTTCTTGTAATAAACCGCAGCATAAACATTAGACAATGATGCCTTTTGATAAAGTATACCCGACTTACTGAAACGAACAGCACCGCCTTCAACGTAACGGTCAATTTCTTTTCTTAGATATTTGTTTGAAATAAGGTACATCGAGCGTGTCATAGCTGATGTAAGTGCTAGGGGAAAAGCATCGCGTTCTAGCTCATCCATCATGTCAAATGCGCTGCTCATGTCAATCGTCATACTAACTGGCATATAACGTCTCCATAATATATCCGTGGGATAGCCGTGGGATAGCCATCACCAACTGCCGCACATACAATCTACTTCCAAGCAAACACAATTAGAATCCATCCGATCTTCTAACATATAAAGAACTTCTTGCATCATCACCCTATCTTTGTCGATAAGTGCCTCAGCGAATCGTTCTATAAGATCGAAATCAGCTTCGTGTAGCTCTTCATCACTCTCTATTCTTATCATAGAGAAGATTATAGCACCTTAGTCATCTGCTCCGAACTGACGATGATTCATGGCTGGGAACTTCATAGCCAGTTCATCTTCACTTGGTGGTAGCTTGCTAGACCTAACATCTACTTCATTGCTCCATAGCATTAAAGCAGACTTTATCTGCGTACCAGCACAGGGCGTGTCAATTAAGCTCTGCGTTACCTGGTCAACCTTGTTTAGCAAATCACTCCACCCATGCTCTTCGCATTCGTGTATACGACTTATTAATTGCAGTTGCCTCATATCTCACCTCTAAGAAATAAACAGGTACTGCATATTATACCACTATTTGTTAACTTTTGGTTTATTTTCTTCTGGCTCTCTTGGGGTGCTGACTTTTAGATCATCAATAGCAATGAATGACAGCGCGATAATAGTGAGTATAAGTATAAGTTTCATTAGTGCCTCTGGTTGGTTGAGGCGCGATTATATAGACATTAATGAATGTCATTACTGTTATTTTGTTATGCGGGATATGTTGGTAGGTAATGGCTCGTTGTGTAGCACTGGTGAGCCAGACCAGCTTAATCAGGAGGGAGGAGACTCCATGCTACTAGGGGTTAAACATACTAGAATGTTGAAATTATGGCAGCAACAACTACGATAAATGCCAATAAAATTTTTCCTCGCTTAAAACCATAGACTTCGACATCAAGCCATTTCTTAGCCTTAGATTTGAATGCATCTAATTGCGCCTTTAAGATTGCTTTGTCTGCTGTCTTATTGAGTTCTTTAACTGCTTTCTTTGTTTTTGTCATTGTTATCTCCCGTTATCTGTATCAATCCATCAAATCCCATTTCCTCTACCCAGTTATTAAATGCTGTTCTTTCTTCTCTGTCAAACTCATTTTCTAATGGTGGGTAGCTGTCTCTTAATCTTTGCCATTCACTCTTCAAAGTGTTCATATTTATCCCTCGCTTGAATGTTAACTAATTGGTCAAATAGCTCGCTATCAATAGATGACTCAAGATATAAGTAGATGTCTTCCCTAGCTACATCTGCAAAGTTACCAAGTTTAACTTTATCGTCAACGTAACCTAGTGCCTCGCTCATGTACAAATCATCTCTATCACTGTCTGGCGAATCTTCTGCCATCGCAACAAACAATTTTGACACTAACGCACTATGCGCTCTTGCTTTACCAAACAACATCTCTGTTGCTAATTTACATACACCCTCATTAAAAGATGCAGGATATATATCGGTATACCAACTAACAAATCTATTTAGCCAGATATGTATTGCTTCATCTTGCAGTTCTTCAGATAAGTCCATCAATGCGTCTGCTTTGCTCAACACATCTTGGTTTTCGTAAATAAAGTCTTCGTAAAAGTATCTAGTCATTTGTTTCTCCTTATTGATTAATGATTACATCGTATCACACAATAAACAGAAGTGTAAACTATATTTCACCAATACGTTCTTCGTGGTATTTAATCTGCTCTCTGTACTCTTTCTGTAAGTCCAGTACATCTTGCCTATTAAACTTGGGAGGCTTTCTCCAAGCTAACTTCTGCATTGCCCTAATGCGCCTAGCACCGTACATATCTTCCATATAGATGCGATAGGCTTCCTGTATCTTAGTAGTCTTCATGCCATACAAATTACAGCCAGGGCATTGGGGGTGACAGTTCTCAATATACATCTTAAATATTAAATGCCGTCTTCCGTAAAAGTGACCACCCTGCATATTCTTATAGTGATCGACTTTACCGCAAGTAACGCACTGGCAGTACCCAAGGTCATCAGATGCCTTGAGCCTTACCAGGCGTTGCATTAACTTCGCAGCTTTCTCTACTTCTTGTGCGATTGTTGGTGCTTTGCGTTTACCCATCTAGTGCCTCGTCTCACCATCGTCATCGGAAGTCTGTACAAGCTCATCGCCAACACCCAGATGACAGCTATTGCACAGCCCAAAGCTAGACCCATCAGAATCAACCCAATACTCAAGAACGATACCGCACTCGCAAAACTGTCGGGTAAGTGTGTAATTTTCGCCTTTAGGAAATTTAATAACATTATCATCACTCATCATTTAGACCATCTATTGTTATTTTGACTCTACTATCTTCACCGTTTTTCTTGTGATACACAATAGCTGTCATTGATCTGTTTGCTCCGTATCCTGAATCGCTGTGCCACTGATCGGTGGAAGTCAGGCTCGAAAAATGCTCGAAAATCATGGTTCCTACCTCTTTAGACATTTGATGGTGTATGTGACCCATGTGACAATATCTATGCTTGCAGCGAGACCACTCTTCATCAAGGTTTGTCACTACAGCTTGGAGAATCTGCTCATGCTTAACTCTGTCTCCGTGGTGATAAACAAAAAGATTATTCTCCCATTCCCAGTGTAGAAACTTAGAATAGTTTTTAAGCACCTCAACTCTTGGCTCTCTGTCGTATAGTAATTCTAAGCAACTCGATAGGTGACAAGCCATATCACTGTCGTGATTGCCGCGCACGTTAATTACCACCACCTCTTGATGCACTTCTAGCATCTTATCGATAATGGTTTGGAACAGTCTGCCAGCAAGTTTAAACGTCTTTCCAATTCGTGTATCTACGTCTACTGGTGTTCCTGCTGTCGTAGTATTAGCACTGCTATCTGCATGGAATAGATCTCCCACGTTCACCAAAACTCCAGTATGAGCATTGCCAACACGACTCGACAATCTATCCACGGCATTAACTAAGACTTTGGTCGCTATCTTAACATCCCAATCAGCGTCATCAAATTTAGTATCTGAGTCGGCAAGCATCCCAAAATGATGATCGCCTATCAGGTATTGGGCGCAGTAATCTTGGTTGACCTCTTTAGGTGCTGTAACAGGCTTTTTAAAGCCAGACAGGTCATCACGTAACCCATCGACCATAGCATCTATCTTTTGTCTTAGGTCGCGCTTCTCTGGTTCTTGGATAACCCATTGCAGGGCGATTGACCCGTCTTCTTTGTATGCAGTTGAGATACGCTTTGCGTTGAATCCCTCTGCTGTTTGATGGGTTAAGTCTCTGTGTGGAGCAACACCTTGGCTTGCTGCTTTCTCTTCTAGTTTCTTAATCAACCTATAAGCATATCGTCTATCGCAGTTTACCTGTCTACAAGCCTCGCTTATGTTTGACTCTGTTGCTAGTGCGCTCAATATCTCTTTCTGTCTTTCGGTCGTACAAAACGGTATTAATGTCTCAGGTCTTAGCATTTTAACTCTCCTGTTGTTTTTTTATTTCCGCGTACTCACACTCTAATGGTATTGATAATCTTATTCCTAACTCTATTGCCCAATGATATACCTGGTCTAAGTAGTGCGCCATTTCCCCTTTCTTTAAGTCGCTACTACTCTTCACTTGCTCAGATATTTCATGCTTTCCTATCTTATATGTGTCTGTCCCTAGAAATCTTTTCTTCAGCCATATCTTCCAAACTAACTCAGGCTTATCGTGTTCAACCCTATGCCCTTTATTATGCATCTCTTTAGCGATCTCCCTGTACCATATATGGGATAGCGCATTCTGGCTAAGGCTTCTTGGGTCTTGGTACTTCTCTAGCTTAACAACCAGGGGCTGAGTAAAGTCCCAATCCATCATGTTATCAATCAGGTATTTTGACCTTTTCTCTACTTCACCCCTGCTGTTAAATCTCACAAATTCTCCTTGGCTCATAAGGGCTTTCGTAGCCACTTATCCATTACTGTTTCGCATCTATCCTCAAAAGCACTGGTGCGCTTCTTCCTTGCGCTATAGTCTCTTCGCTTTGCTTCCCTGACTGGCACTAAATCCCTGTCTGTAACAAAAGGTCTTCTGCCTAGCCTATTAGTTATTGCTTTATATGTGATACCAGATGCTTCTGCAAGTTCGTTGTATGTATAAAACTGCCCGTTAATTAGTACATCACTTTCTGTGCCGTCATACCTTTTTCTTATTCTTGCTGGCATTATAATTTTCTCCTCAAATAGTTTTGCGATATTACCATCGCATCAGTTTCCAGTCTGCATATCTCTTTTGGCTTGCTCTTGGCTTTGCCTCCACTTCTTGAATATGGTGGATAGAGATCGTCACTTGTGCAGTAAGGCTTACTATATAATCTGTTTTTAATGCAGTTATATGTCGAGCCTATTAGTTCAGATAATTCGTTATAAGTGTAATAGTTACCATCTAATAACGAGTCATGTCTTCCCTTGAACTGGATTTTTCGGGTCTTCATGTCTTACAGTCCCATCAAAGTAATAGCCATATTTACCTATGAAATAGTTAATGGCTCTGTTTTTTGCCTCCACATTTTCAACCCAACTAACATCAGCCAACTTATCTTCAACTGATATAGCTCTACTACTTTGACTCTTAGACTTAACCATGGGAGAGCCGCCTTGTTCGGCAGCCCTCTTTAACCAAGAATCAATAAACCTCTTCATGCCACCCTTTGTCTTTCTTTTACCTGGGTTAGCATCTAACCAAGATTCCATTGACATTAGCTCCTGATGAACTTTTACACCACGTTCTGTATAAGTTCTTTCCCAAGCGATAACATCTTCTGTCTTTGGTTCGTATGTACTACCGTCTTTACATAACATAATTATTCCCCCAGTGAATACTGCATTACACTGCAAGACTCATTAAACTTGTTCTTAACAGTGATACGCTTCTTCTTAATATCTATGCCATCTTGCATCATTTCGGAGATTCTAGCCGATAATCGGTAAATACCCAAGTCTATTAATGCTTCACGCCCAGTAATGTATTTATTTTCTTGCAGATAATTATGGATTCTCTCTTGCTGTGTCATTGGTTTTTCCTCTGGTTTGTTAAATATTGCATCGTAATTAGAATCAAACTTAGCTTTGTTTGTTGGTCTTTGCTTGCTGCCTTTACCGTTCATATCACGCCTCCATGTTTTTAAATATATGTGAAATAACGTCAACTGTCCAACCGTTGCCTAGCATCTTGTATCTCTGGCTGTTTGAAACACCCACGGTATAGCCGTCAGGAACAGTCTGTAGTCGCTCACACTCTAGTGGTGTTAGCTTTCTCCATCGCTTTTCATCATCAGCAGTCCCTATGTGACATAAACCATCTTCACTAAATACAAGCTGTCTTCTATGTTTTTCAAAGTATTGCTTTAAATTTCCACCCTTGAAATAGTTAGCATCAATGCAGTGTGATTTATCCCTGTCTACAATGCCATTTTCGAGTATATCTTTTAAAACAATAGCTTTATCGTCTGGTTGAGATACCCGTGGGATATTTGTCCAGTACAATCTTTTTCTGCTTTGAGCTGAAACCAGACTTGAGTTAATAGGTATGGGATAGACTCCAAGAATATCGCTAATAACGTCTTGGCATTCTTGCTTCATGCGTACATTTTCTAGCAAAAAGTATTTAGGATTACACTCTTTCACTAATCGAGCGTATTCAAAGAATAGTTTTGAGCGTGGGTCATCAAAGTTAAGTCTTTGCCCTGCAAAGCTAAATCCCTGACAAGGCGAGCCACCAATCACCAGGTCAATCTTATGTCCATCAAATGACTCAGGGTATATTACTTCTTGGACATCACCCAGGTGGATAGTGTCTGGGTAGTTCTTCTTAGCTATCTGTATAGCGTACTTATCAATCTCAGCAGCAAAGTATTTATCTACTTTAATTCCTGCTCTTTCGAGTGCGATTCTTCCGCAACTCATTCCGTCAAACAAACTTAATACATTCATTTCCCACTCCTATATGGCTCAACTAAAGTTTCGCCCGATTAATTTAATATTTATATTATATACATATTTGTATATGTACAAGCATTATTTAACCCTTTCACTGCGCGGAGCGAAATTTAAGATCAAAGGGCATAGCAACTTTGCGGTTACATTGTATTCGTATCGGATATCCAACCTATCTCTTTGCAGAAACCGATCTGCATCGAGGGCTTTGTCTGGAGGGTCAACCACGCTCTGACGTTTTATTTAAGGAGTTCGTCAGCCCCAAGCCCGAATACACAAGACAAGATAAGACAAGATAATACTTCTATGGAAAGGATAGTATGGTATACTTAGCTTACTTGTTTTGTCGTAGATTCAAGTATAGTCTTTCCTGAGACTAAAAGTAAACCCCCTTAATTGGGGGTTTCTATTTTCTGGTATAACAAGAAATCATAAATCGATATATTCATCGCCTTACATATCTTGTCTATGGTATGTATCTTCATGTTAGCTTGCGCTCTCCACCGTACTACTTGCTGCGGTGTACTGTCCGTCATCTTAGCTAACTCAACACTAGATACATCTAGGTGAATTTGTGCCATCTT